GATATCGAAGCAGAATATATCCCGGTTGCAGGGTTGATACCAGAATAATGCTGCGACCCCGTAAAGAATAACGAATAAGATCCGACGCCAGACGCTTCGGTTTTAAGTTCTAGTAGAATGCAGTTGGATCCCGTGATGCGAGAAGAAGCCGAAACTAAGTTAGTCAATTGACCATGAACATAGTTGTAAAGAAATGAGCTAGCAGGATATGGCGAGTCGATTCGTAGATTGGACGTTTCATCGAATATCGAATCGTCGAATTTAACTTGAAGCTGCGGTCGCTTTGTTTCGTCGTAAGCCGTCCGCGAGGCGAATCTTTTAACGAAATAAGTGTAAGTATCAGACTCAATTGTATCGCTAAAAGAAATTCTATAACCCGAATCTGGCAAGTCTTCTTTCAAGGTCGCCGACACGATATTCGTTACATCGATGAGTAAGTCTTCTTCTCCCGTTATAAAAGTCTGAGAAGCTTTGGTGTTGTTGATCGTAATAGAACTGGTTATATAATCTCCGGGACTCGTCGAAAAACAAGCCGCCGAGCAACCCTCTTGGAGCCACGCAGCTTCTCTAGAGGCAGAAAAAAAGTTTGTGACATCTTCATCGACATAGTACGCCGTATCTTTGCCCGATCCTTCGTCGAACGAAGCCGATAGCGGAAAAATATCTACCGTAAAATTGTTAGGCGTAGTTTGTCCACCATATACGTCTCTTAAACTCAATTGACATTTGAAACTTGGGTGTGATATGTCAACTTTTCCATTGTTGACTAAATCTCTTAATGGATTTAGGTCAAAGTGTATTAAAATTCTGGATAATTCGATTTTTGCTATATTGTTGACGGTAGTGATTCCATATAGCTTGAAAAGGTCCATTGTACCTGCAGTACCGACGTTACCGCTTTTAGCTTGGATGCCATCTACGTATTTGTTAGTAATATATGTGTCTTTGTCGGCTTTTAATACGCGAAACATCAGGTCACCACCTTGGCTATGATATCGACGTCAGGATATCTTATTTCGAATATTCCTCCCGTCGGAGGAAATAACATCTGGCGCTTTGTATTGCTTTTTACGTCGTGTACGACGTCGCTATAAATCCTATTGTCAACTACGTTAGAAATATTTATTAACTCCACTGAGTCGACTGCGACGATGCCTTGTGTCGAATAAATCGTATTAATTACGTCTGAAATAATGATCGGTTGATCTATATACATTTTTCTAATTTCAAACTGCTTTTGTAATTTTGCTAAAACGACGGATAACACAGACGTTCTATTCAATGAAGGGTCAATTACGACGGTAAATTTTAACTGTAGATTAACGACTTGCGCGTCGAGGACATCGATAGCGTCTGATATCATCCTGTAAGAGTTAAGATATTTTCTTAAATTTAACTTTAGACTGTCTGGTGACATGATCAGTCTTTGGTTGTTGTCTCTTGATATAATGAATAGTTGCGTCGAAAGAGGGTTATTCGGATTTGGCGTTATAGACGCCCTAAATACTCTTCCTAAGTTGGATGGCATCGTATATACTCGAGCCAACAAGTCTTCCTTAGTCACGATTCTTTCTTGAGAATTTTTTACTGCTGGTATTAGCGCTATCAGTTCACGAGGTGTGAGAGCGTCTTCGCCACCAGAAGCCGCCATGGCGTTACTTATTTCTAGAGAATTTCTAACTTTTACAGCGTCGCTGTTGGGTGGATTTCTAGGAAAAGCCAACGATAAACTTGTAATAGATGATATGGAATTTGGCGTAACGTTGTGACTTAAGCCACCACCATACCTGTATGTAATCGTCAAATTTGTGTTAGAAGATATTACACCTAGGGTGTTCGTAGTTAATAATTTTTCAGGATTTAAAGAAGTCCTTTTTATCGTCTTCGAGTACGGTAAGGGTAAAGCAAATTCGGTCGGATCTGGAATGACGTCGTCTTCTAACGAAGCCGCAGAACCCCCTCCAAATAGTAACGTCGTTTTGCGCGTAGCAAGGTCAGTCAATTTAGTAAATCTATAAGGAGCGTGAATTACTCTCAACCCATCTTTTACGAGATCGCTGTCAGAAGAAGAATTTAGGGCGTTTCTATAGACTACGTCATGAGACAAGGCTCCAACTTCGTAATACGTGTTACCGTAATCGTCATATACGTTTACTATTTCTGTGATATTGGGTTGCTCTAGTTGAATTCTACGAAAAGGGGTAAAGCTTCCAACTGTTGTTACTTGTCTAACCTCTCTACCAGAAACGCAAAGTCCGTCTAGCGAAAGAAAATAACTCACTATAGCACCATCAGCTCGGCGGCGGCCAACTTTTTTCTTTATCGCGGGATTTATGATATAGGTACCATTTTCGTCTGGATCTACTATGAATCTTATGTCTTCTATCAAAGTAAAAGGAATACCGCTATCGCTCGTAAAAATAGAACCTTCTTTGACAACTGGCAAAAGACTTAAATCAGGTCCATCGTCGCCGGGTGAGGCTGTTGGTACTTCAATATACGTAGTGACATTAACTGTAGCGGGGGAAGCTCCTGCGATAGTAACACCAGAACTTCTTAAAGCTCTTTCTATGCTACCATTTTCAACTGCAGTTTCTGGGTTTAGTTCACCGTAGAGGTGATCCAAGTAAAATGACAAATTGTCGCCGACGTATGCGGCCATATCTAAAAATAAGCCACCTATAGACGCCTCTGAAAAGTCTTGAATGCGATCTGGGTAATATTGACGCGCGTAGTCTAGTAACGACTGACGCAAGGAATCAAAGTCACGAGCCAAATAACGTCGCTGTCTTATCTCTTTTGTAATTTTTTTAGGTTCAGTGGCCATTTTTTCTTGATTTCCATTATAGTACGAACAAATTAATTCGTAGTTTACGATTTTCGACAGCTAATTGTGGAACTGAATAGGTTATCAATAACTTTATTTGAGCGACTGAAGAAAGTTTCGTGTAACTTTCGAAATCCGACACATAATCTATTAGATTTATGTAGGGCATCCACGTCGCCGTAGCAGTCTTTATTCTAATCACTGCCTCGGAATCGAATTCTTCTTGAACTGAATATTCTGTTGTCAATGGTCTCAAGTTGGCGCCAAAATAATAAAGCCCCAATCGTTCTCCCCAGTTGGTGAGTATTAAATTCCTTAAATTGTCGTGGATAGTATCAGACATGTTAGTATACATGTCGAATATTCCATATTTTTTACCTAATTTTAGTGGCGTCTTTATTCCGATGGGCGTCAAACTGGGTATCAAATTACTCTCAATGAGTTTTTGACCCGTCATGCCTACGCTTTTAAAACTTATTGTTGACGCCATACAGTCCTAACTATGTCGGCTTATTAAAACTAAACCCGCTTACTTACACCAGTCGGGTATTCCAAACTTATCCCAAACGCCGCTATAGTCAGATTTGAATTTTTTTACATAAATATCCATATTTACGTATCCATGAAAAAGTTTCAATTGACCAGACGCAGCTTGCGCTGCTTCGGCGGTGACCATATATCGGGTACCATCAAATTTTAAAACTCTTTTGCAATATGCCATGCCTTGTGAAGCCTTAGCCGGGTCTCCCGCGGCGGCACCCATGTTTCCTTGTCCTGCGTCCGCCGTAGCCCACCACCCTTCTGACGGTCGCCAATCTATTATTATACCGGTATGGCGAACTGTAAATTCATTGTCTATTGTTAAATAAACGTCTCCATAACTCGGCGCCGGAGCCTTCAACGGATCAGTTACGTTAGAATTATCTAGACTAACCCACGCTCCAAGTGCCGCGGCGGTATATACGAATTCAAAACCTTTACCGCCTATTGAGTCTTTGGTTTGGTAAGCTGTTGCGCCTTTTGTTATACCTGATTTTTTAAAATTCTCATCAGCTATTTGTTTGTCCCAAGGAATCGATATAGATGCCCCGTTCGCTCGTGATGTTGGCATGATTACATTTCTTATGAGCCAACTAGATAATTGACCACAAGACGTCGCGACGGGTTGAGTTGGGTTATCCGGATTAGCTTTTCCCATTACATCCTTAATTTCGGCCACACTCGAGAATCCACCACCAATGGTGGTACCAGCGCCATCTATCACCTTTGCCCACGCGGGGTGGACGGAGGCGTCGCTACCTGTAAAACCCCTGAAAGTCTCTCGAATAAAACCTCCGCTCGGCCCTCCTGGCATGGGCATTTTTGCAAAATCGGGGGCAGGACCCAAGCAACCACCAGGGCATGTTTTGCCTCCCTCGATGAGGTCTTTTATTCTTCTTCTAACACTCGTATTTTTAAATCCTTTTTTGCTGCTTCCCGAGGAACCGGAGTCGCCTTCATCGTCATCATCATCACCGGAG